ATTTCCATAGTGGCGGAAACCAACGATATAGGAGTTGAAGGCGTTGCCACTACAGAAGAGTTCTGGGTGACGGAAAAGATCTGTAGGCCCATGTTCAACTATCATCCGTTCGTGGTGCTCAGCACTCCTTTCTTCCTAAAGAACCTTCGCTCATTGGGATACCAGACATTCGACACCATCATCGATGAATCCTACGACAAAGAAACCGATCCATATGTGAGATTGGACAAGGCCTTGGACGCGGCCATAGAATTAGAGAAGTGCATAACCAGTACTTTGCTTAAATCCATATTAGTAAACAACTTCGAAGTGCTGAACAGAACCTATCAGGACACAGTGGCATTCCTGGAAAACAAATTGAACCACACTTCATCTATTAAATAGCAGTATGACTCTGGAAGAACTCAAGAAACTCGCGGGTATAACAGGACAGCAACAATCCACAGGAGAGAACATGTCTGTGACGGCAACCAATCTGCGTAAGAAAGAACGCAAGTTAGGGTTGAAACCTGGAGATCCGGATTGGTTCAAATTATGGTTTTCAAGACCATTCATGACCGGTGTTCCCAAATTTAGAGGTAGGAAAAAGAAATGAAACTCATAGAACTTTTCCCCAATGAAGCCATAGGAGCCGCACCCGCTAAGGTTTGTAAATCATCCCGCCCCAATTCATCACTGCCAGCATCATGGTTGGCATCCTGCAAGTCACAGGGACTGAGAGGCAGATCTGGCGACAAATCTCACAAGATAGGCAAGAAGAGAACCACAGTGGGTGGTAAAAAAATCAAAGGCAAGAAGTACGGTGGACCTTTGCCAGACTATTCGTAGCAAGTACAACAGACTGATCGCTTACGGTTGTTCTAACACCATGGGCGAGGAGTTGGGTGATCATCACTGCCTCGGCATCGGTTTCGATGAATGCAATCAAATGAAAAAGAAAACCGGCACCGTGGCCAAGTTCGAATCCACCATCCACAAAGGAAAGACTGTGTGGAATTGGTTTGAACAGGAAGGCTGCCTTGCTATCAACAACCGTTTGTCATATCCCAATCAACTTGCCCAAATGCTGGGATTAGAATGCGATAACAGGGCCATGCCTGGAGCATCTCAGGAAAAAATATATTGGGACATGGTGGAAGACTTGCGTGATGGAAGAATACGAGAGACCGACATTGTGTTGATCGGCAACACACTGCCTGACCGGATCACAACCATGCAGTTCGAAAACGACCATGTCCAATCTACTGGAATAAATCTTCTTTCCGACACCATCTCGGAACAACAGAAAAAAATGTTGTTGGACATATGGCCACACGATCAATTCGTTTGGTGGTTTTGGAATTGGTTGAAGTTGACCAAGGTGTTTGCTGAACAACACAAACTGTCGTTGATGATAGCGCCCTGCACCATCAATGATCTGTTCCCTAAAGATCCCGCCCTGTCGAGAGTGCATCCATCCATATCTGATTACGCAGACAAAGTTTGGAGAGAGATCGAGCCTGTGGTGCTCGGACGCAAAGGTTTGGAAGATTTTTCATCCGATCCTGACAACTTGCAGTTTGCCGGATGGGGGCATTTCCCTGCCCACAATCATGCGGAATTTGCCAAATACCTCTATCAGCAATTAAAACTGTTTGGAAATCTTATTGGAGTATAAAGTTATCGAGTGATCGAAAACTCCGTCGAAGGGTTGACCCTTCTGCCAAGCACGGAACCTACCACGCCATTGATCTTTAAACTTCTGCCAAGCTGTAAGTTTTCTGATATTACCATAGTGGTTGATGTAGTGTAATTCACCTTGATGTTTGTATCCCATGATGGCAAACGGAACTGTGGGTACAATGTCGTTGTTGTTTCTAAATCTGTGTGCTTTAATACCACATGACTTAAATGCTTTGGCAAAGGACCATCCACCCACTCTGGGTGAACCGTATGTGTAAAGTTCTACATGATGTTCCAGTTCATGAGCAAAGTAAAGAGCAAATAGATGTGCCATAGCACCACCCAGTGAATGTCCACAAATAGAAACTCGTTTTCTGTGTGATCCATTGGCATGTGAAACTTCAACTGCCCAATCCAAGTTCTTTTCAACTTCATCTTTGAACCCATCGTGTGCCCAACAGATTCCTCTGAATTTGGTTTTGTAAGCCTTCAAATCTGCCTTGATGTCGTTCCAAGATGTTGCCTGTGTGCCTCTGCACACAATGATCAATCTATCATTGTCCCAGCATACAGCCACTTCAGATCCTTCATATGACCTAAATTCGCTGGATAGGTTGAATTCTCTCTTGATCTTGCCCATAAATTGCTCTTGAGGAAGATAGACATATTCTGCGAGCTTGCTATGTAGGGTAAAATCATGTATCATTATGATTATTTATTTTTGGTTAAATATAAACAATGAAGCGCCATACCCGTTCCATACTTGAAGAAATAGCCTCATGTGCACCAGGATCAGCTCGCAAGAACATTGTAGAAAGCAAAGGCCTGCACATATTAGAGTCTGCTATCAATTTTATAAAGGAAATGTATGACGTTTATCCCAAGGAGCAGGCACAGGATCTACACAGAAAGTTCATCAACTCTGTGCGTGATCTCGAACACAAAAAGTTCTACAACAGCCTGAAACGCAAGGATGAGATTTAACCAATTCCTTAAGGAAGATGTCAATGTACATCTCTATCACATCGAAGAAGACATAATCCGCAATGGACTGGTAGGAGCCAAATCCGCCGTGAACTATCTCAACGGTTTGGTCAACATGATGGCCGGTTCCACCAACAACACGGTGAGGATGACTGTCAAGTGGGACGGTGCTCCTGCAATCATATGCGGAATAGATCCCTTGAAGAAGAAATTCTTCGTGGGGACCAAATCTGTGTTCAATCCCGGCACACCAAAGATAAACTACACCTTCGAGGACATTGACCGTAATCATCCAGCACAAGGACTCAACAAAAAATTAAAGTATGCACTCAGGTATCTGGCCAACCTCAACATCAACGGAGTGGTCCAGGGAGACCTAATGTTCACACCAGGAGACATCAAACCCGAAAGGATAGACGGAGAAGCCTATCTCACATTCACTCCCAACACCATCACTTATGCTGTCCAGAAGGGTAGCAAACTGTATGATCAAATAACCAAGGCCAAGATCGGCATCGTGTTCCACACTCAGTACACGGGCGATTCGTTGGACAACCTGGACGCACAATTCGGTGTGGACGTGGGAGAGTTCGGCCAAGATTCCAATGTTTGGTATGATGACGCTTACTTCAAAGACATGACCGGGTCGGCAACATTCACATCCGACCAAGTGAGATCGCTTAAAACACAAGTCGCCCAGATAGAGCAATTGATCGACTCGGTGCCAATGCCTCTATGGATGAAGCTCAGCACCAACCAAGAGTTTACCAAGTTCATGTTGCAGTTCATCAACCAACAAGTGAGGAAGGGCAAGATGGGTGGCAATCCCAAACAGATGATGCAGTCATTCTTGAACTACTACAGAGATGTGCAAGAAAAAGATAAAGAAAAACTCAAGACCGACAAGGCCAAAAGCAAACGCGATCAAATGGTCCAATTGATGGGCAAATTATTCTCCGACAACACACAAGGCATACTGACCATCCTCCAGATACACAATCTCACTGTCGCCATGAAGAGTTCGATTCTATCACAGATCAACTCTGTGCAATCAACCAAACAGTTCATCAAGACCGATAAGGGTTTTCAAGTCACCAATCCGGAAGGGTATGTGGCCATAGACAACGACGGCCAAGCAGTCAAGTTGGTCGATAGATTAACTTTTTCTCAGCAAAATTTCAACGCCCAAAAGAACTGGGCCAAAGAATCCTAAGCACACCATTTTTCGTAATCTTCAGGAGTGTTGATCTCTCCCTCGATGGGAGTGGTTTCCTTGGCGAACACCCTGAAACCATTTTCTAACCAACGCAGTTGTTCCAATCGTTCTATCTGCTCGAACTTGCCCTGTGGCAATCTTTGGTACTGCCTCAGTGCGTTCATCCTGTATGAATAGATGCCAGCGTGATGGAAACCATAAGGCACTGCCATTCTGCCAAACCATTTGCACTCATACACGTCGTGTTTGACTTTGTGATGTTCAACTCCTATGCATTTGACAGAGTTGGGATTGGTCTGTTCCTGCAGTGCCATGTCATATATGAGTGTGCCTATGTCGAACTGTTTGACCAATGATTGGCATGATACGATTTGTTCCGGCGTGATGTAGGGCATGTCACCCTGCACATTCACCACATACTTGTAGTCCAGTTGGTAGACCGCTTCAGCACATCTGTCTGTGCCGGTGGGTGTCTCTGGTTTGGTCATCACAACATCTCCCCTGAACGATTCGACTTCGCGGGCGATTTCAGGATGATCAGTTGCTACCACCACGTGGTAACCAGTCTGGACGCATTGGCGCCACACTGTTTCGATCAGTGTGATGCCTTTGCGTTTTAGTAATGGTTTGCCGGGCAGTCTGGTCGACTGCATTCTCGCAGGTATTACTAATATCGTATCCACAGTTTCATTATACTATGTTTGAAACAAAAGAGCAACTAAATAAAGCAGTTGAGTAAACAATTCTAGATATCCAGTTTACTGACACCCCCTATAGGAACATTGAGAAATAAACAAAAAGGAGTACTCATATGCCCGTAACAAAAAATAGATCAACTAATATGATCAGAAGACAGTCTTTCACAGGAAAGACACTAACATTCATCGAAGTGTTATTCAACCAGAACTATTCAGGATCAGCAACGACACCAGAATCAGATGGTTCAACATGGCAAGCGGTTACCAACGCAGTCAACTCATCAGGTGGAACACTGTTAGCGGTGAACTACTACTTAGGTAGAAAAGCAACAACCGAAGACGCAAAATACAACTCAGCAATCACAGCTGGCAACTCGATCGACGTGTACCAATACATCGTTGAAGGTGGACCAGAAATGTTTGACGCTCCAGCATCAGCAGGTGCATCAACAGGTGATGACTCAACTGTTAAGTCGGGAGCTGAAGTAGACATCGAAACAGCCATCAGAGCGGCTATCTCAGATGACTCAGCTGGTTCGGTTGGTGTGAAAATTTCACATTTATCTGCAGACGGACATGACGATCTTGCTGGCGTGAAGTCAGAAGTTATCGGTATGTTTGATGGAAGAGGCGCAGCTTAATCCACAGATATTTTAAGGAAAAGGGGGCATGTCCCCCTTTTTCTATGGGTTTAACACCGTCTACAGATGGTAATAACCAAATATAACACTTTTATTTTTTCAACATTTCCGCTATAATATTACAACTGACATCAAATGTGTCAGTAGAAACTGACAATCAAGTCAGCATAAAGGAGACAAGATGGATATTATTAAATCTATCAAAGGATGGGCTTCATCTCTAGCAGATGTGGGCGTGTCCTTAATCGCTTTAGGAATCGTATTAGAGGTATTATTTGGAGGATCAGGAATTCCTTTCTGGCCAAATATATCTGTGATCGCAAATGTACAAGCAATACTATCAGGACTAAGTTCAGAAGGACTTTTAGGCTTGGTGGCTGTTTGGGTTTTATATCACATTTACAAATCCAAATAATAATACAAGAAACAACGGGCAATCTAAAAGTTGCCCGTTTTTCACCTTTAGAACAACACTTCCAAAATAAATAGAATTATGAAATTCCTAGCAACTCAAACAATCACAAGACCTTCACTGGACATCAAATGGTCTTTTCCATTGACTTCACATGTGAACAACCCATGGATGATGCTTGGTTTCGAAGACAAGCCAAATTGGTGGGCCACCATCTACGGTGCAGGTCCATACAATGAGGACAATGACTGTTGGACAGACATTGTGAACGGTGAAATCAAGGCAGGCGACAGACAGGGAACATACGATGATCTCAAACAGCCTTACTTGAAATTTTGGTTGGATGATCACAAACAACAACAAGAATTTGTGAACTCAGGCAAATTAGTATCCATCGAAGAAAGCGGATACGACACACTCGAGTACACCTGCAAGTTGACATTTGATTCTGTAGAATCATACGATGAATTCACAGAAAACATGGCCAATGCTTTAGAGAACAACACAGAAGCACTCAAATACGATGCAAGAAACCGTATTAGGTTTGCTGAGTCCACTTCTTTTATCTAAAATACCATAAATACATGCAAAGTCCACGGAGCGTGGGCATAAGGAGATAAAACAATGGCAATATCAAGAGGAGCAGGATTCGTAGGCGTAAAACCAGGATCAGGCGCAGGTAAAACTCAATTCGTTGTAAACGTCGGCGTTGGTGGTGGAGCAATTTCACAATCACAAATCGACGGTATCGTGAATGGGTTAGCATCAGGAGCTTCAATAGTAACTGGAGCTGCACAACCAGAAGCATACACAGTAATCGGTGTTGAAGATGCATTTACACCAGCATCATCAACTTCATGCGATCTGTTAATTGAAGGTGGCGGAAACCCATCAACAACAACAGGTGATTACTATGCGGCAGGCACATTATCGATTGTTGCAAAATTCGGCGACAAAGAATAATCTTAAATACAGTAAAGCGGTTCATCCAGGACCGCTTTACATTCCCAAAAAAATCATATAAAATATTATCATGCAAGAGCACATAGTCGGATATTCTCTGGTCGACATCACAGACGCATCAGCACTCCAGCGACAGAACTTGAACAGCATCTTGCAGTGTGTATCACTGAGGGCTAACCCCATGAACATCAAAGTCATGCTGATGGCCAACCAATCCATGGAAAACTATGATTTCGGGCAAAACTTCGGCGGTCACCACAATGTGTGGATAATCAGTTTCACTGTGGAACAGAGCATGTTGTACGAAAATAAGAGCGGACCTTTGGGAGGACTGCATGAAGATGTGCACCAGGTACCCATCATAGCAGACCTAATGGAATCTGCAACCATAAGTCCCGAAATATTCGATGCCAAAGACCACCTCAAGAAAAACATCTACTTTAATCGGCAAGTGCTGTAATAAATATTCGAAAGAATAGGCTCACACAGGCAATCATAGGCAACCACGGAGCGTGGAAAGGACGCTATGATTTAAATGGAAAGAACAGCAGTTCAATACGAAAGTGAAAAGAAAAGCTTAGAAGCACACGTCGATCTATGTGCTGAACGCTATTACCGTCTGGAGCAGAGATTGGGTGGCGTGGAAGATGCGGTCAAGGATCTCAAGAACACCATGGTGGATGAGTCCAAACGCACTTCAAAAATCATCATCGGATCCGCGGCAACTGTCATAGGTGGTTTGTTATCCACCGTGGTCGCACTCATCATGATGCTATAAAGTGGAAATCAAGTTCAAACATTTTTCAATATCGATCAGTCCGGAAGAAGTCCGTGTGCTTAAACTCATCCTGACCGAAGATTACCAATCTGATTATTTTGCAATAGATGACTGGTCCATCATTGACTTATTGTATAAAAAGCATATAATAATATACAACAAGATCGAAAGAAATAAACCCGAGTTACAACCATGGTGTCAAAACACAGTATTGAGGACTTTGTCAGACGAGCAATCTGGAAACTAACCAGGTCATCCAACATCATCAAATATGTGCCCAAGAGCATCCATAACGGAGTGGTGGTCGGGGACTGTGCGGTGATCCGCAATAAGAAACAGACCTTTGATGTCTACTCCAAACATCGCAAACCCCTCAAAAAGGACATCTGCAATCACAAATTGGCCATCTGCATCGCTACATTGATGAACCAATACACGGACAGCCTGCAAGCCAAACTCAAGGAACTCACCAAGTTGGACAATCAATACGCCATCGCTTTGGGACATTACCACAAGTACAAGAGCCTTATAGATGATAAACCGCATCTGATGGATGATTTTGAGCACTGGGAAGAGGAAATCATACTGCTCAGCAACAAGATAGACAACGAATACAAGACCATGACACTTTAATATAAACTGTGTGCAATATAAATACTACACAATGAGATTAGACAACATAGATTTTTTTTCGCCGGATAAACTTCAGCAGATAATCGCTGAGCGTTTCGGACAGTCAGTGAAACTTGCTGACTTGAATGACGACAGTTTGGGCATATTTGAACAGTCAACCAGAGAAGCCATTAAAAGTTTCGAAAGAAGCATGGGTTTCAACAGCCAGCAATCCAATCCAAGATATGTTGAGAACAAGATATTGTTGGACTTCATACTCAAAGAACAGGAAAAAAGATTAAAAGTCAACAAAGTCATGGGCGATAAGGTTGAACTGAGTGACCCTGAAAATCCTGGCATGACCACAACCATCGACACCAAGAAGATGGACCTCGACACGGACGAAAAAGGTCAATTGAAATTGGACAAGAAAGATCAAAAGTCCATGCAACAACAAAAATCCAAACTCATCCCCGGCCAGACAATTAGAATGGAAGACATGGACGATGACGCCAAGGAATTTGTTGATTACCTTTCTTCCAAAGGTTACAAAATTTTAAGCCAAGGCGGTGGCCCAAACGGAATATCCATCGAATATCAAGATCGCGATGGCAAGACACACCAAGTAGATTTCAAACACGGTGGCATAACCAAAGAACAAGATGACACAGCAAAAGATGATCTGGAAGACATCGTTGCTCCCGAATTTAAGAAAGTTGTCCATGACATGCAACAAGGCATGAGCAAGGATGAGATCAAAAAGAAATATCCCAAAGCTGCCAAGACCGTTGACCAAGTGGCAGACGACTTAAAGAAAGTGATGGAGGTGATGAAAAATCATTTCCTCGCTGTGCAAGGTCATCAAATTGACGAAGCAGGATATAGGATGTCAGGCAGAGAGACAGCGGCACTAAGATTATTGGTTGGTTCGCAAAATTTTGCCATGGCGAGAAGAGCAATGGAAATGGCACGAAACGGTCAGTCAGTTCCGGCATCATTAATGAAAGGCTTTATGCCTATCTTAGAAAAACTAGATAAATTTATCAAGGGAGGGGCAGGAGCCGTGAACAGACTAAACACACTTTCTTCTATTGTAGGAGAAGACTACGAAGCGAAATTAAAAAAACTTTTAGAGAACGAGATGGAAACATCCGAGATCCTATTAGCATCACAGGACATCGTTGACCAGATCACAGACATGTATGAAAAGATTGCAGAACTTAAATCGTCTGCTGTTTTAGAGTTGGTTGATAGAATGTCGAATGAAATGGGCCAGGAGATTGCCGATTCATTCTCAAATCAAATCAATCCAACACTCCAAGCACTCGAAGATGCTTTGGGCACTGCAAGAAAAGGTGCACAGGATTCTGTGTCAATTGTGAAAGGCGAACAGCCTAAACCAATGGCCGGAGATGGTGACATCGATGCAGACATGGACATTGATTCAGCTGATGGAATGGGAGACGCAGACATCGAAGGTGGAGACGACTTTGGTGCTTCTGAACCTGCTGCCGGTGGGACAGAACCAGCCGGTCGTGCAGAGAGATAATGCTGATCATCGAAATAGATAATTTCGCACACCATTTAGCTACCGTACTACAATACTTCAAACAGGAAGCAGATGCTCGAGAAACGGGTGCTGTTGTTCCTATCGATGCTCTGTCCGATTTCATGTCCAGCCAGGGCATGTCTATCAATCCGGACGTGATCAAAAACTTGATAAGCACAGATCCACAGATCAAAAATCTTGTAAAATCCTTCGACGGGGACAAGATCACCATAGACACAGTGGTAGAACCCACGGGTGATAATGCCATGAACATCGATGGTTCCGACGAAGTTTCCAAGATGGCCAAAAGAGCTTTGAAAAAACGCTCATAAGACTGTATAATATATTTTATGATTAGGAAAATTCATCCGCACGAGCATCACCTTTTCCAAAAAGACCCGGTCAGACCTCATATAGAAACTGCTTTCAGAATAGCACCCCCCAATGAAGTTTATGTTTACTCATACCACAACGACATTGACGCTGTGATCTGTGTGGCCTATAATGACAACGTTCCTGCGAACGAATCCGAATTGAGAATGACTGGAAGCACTGTGGCAACTTTTTACACAGTGTGGAGTTACACCAAGGGGGCCGGCACAGAAATAATATTTGCTGTCAAAGAACACATAGAAAAAACCAAACCCAACATCGAAAGATTCGTCACACTTTCGCCCTGCACAGAAATGGCAACTCGTTTTCATCTCAAGAACGGCGCAACTCTGTTAAACAAATATGAGGAATATCAAAACTTTGAGTACAAGTAACATCACACCACCGCCTTTCGTAGAAAAGTTTGAGTACCACAAACTGGAACAGATCAATGAAGCAGGCCGCAGAGTGTATCAAACTCCACAGGGAGATCGCATACCTTCTGTGACCACCATACTGTCCAAGACCAAAGACATGACCCATCTCAACGAATGGAAAGAAAGAGTGGGCGAACAGGAAGCACAGAGGATAGTCAAAGAAGCATCAGGCGTGGGTTCTGCCATGCACAACAACTTGGAAAAATTCCTGTGTGGCGAAGAACGACAACCTGGCAACAATCTCGTCCATGTGCAGGCCAACAAGATGGCTGATCAGATCATACAGAACGCTCTGGTTGATGTCAACGAAGTATGGGGCATCGAACAAGCATTATACTTTCCGGGGCTCTACTCTGGCACCACAGACCTTGTGGGAATGTACAAAAACAATCCGGCCATAATGGATTTCAAACAGACCAACAAACCCAAGAAAAAAGAATGGGTAGAGGATTACTTCCTGCAGTTGGTGGCCTATGCAGAAGCACACAACGAAGTTTACGGCACTAAAATACGCGAAGGACACATCTTCATGTGCTCCAGAGACTTGAATTATCAGCAGTTCGACCTTGAACCCACACACTACGACTACTGGCTGGACAAATGGCTGGCAAGAGTAGAAGATTACTACAAGCTCTAAGTCAATAAATACACACAAATGGCTATCGTACAGATTTCAAGAATACAGCACAGACGCGGTGTAAAATCACTGTTGCCACAACTGGCGGCGGGCGAACTGGGTTGGGCAGTGGACACACAAGAATTATACATCGGCAACGGCAGTTTGGCGGACGGCGCACCGGAGCTGGGCAACACCAAGATCATCACAGAAGATGATGACATACTTGGTTTAGCCACATCCTACACATACAAAGGAAACACACAGACTCCTGTGGTCACAGGCACAGATGCCAACAACCCCATTAGAAGAAGCCTTTCCAACAAGTTGGACGACCACGTGTCGGTCAAGGATTTCGGAGCAGTGGGCGACGGTTCCACCGATGACACAGCGGCCATCAACAGAGCCATAGCAAATTTACAGACCGTGGAGAACACGGGCAAGGAAAGACGCAGATTGGTGTTCCCGGGAGGAACATACATAGTTTCGGATGTGATCAAATTATATCCCTACACTCAGTTGATAGGCGATGGCATGGAATCTACTTTTATAAAACAAACTTCTGGTAGTGCTGACTGTTTGATCAGAACAACAGACAGAAATGGCAACACTTCAGCCAACATAGGTAATGATGGAGCTGCCAAACCCCAGGGCATAGAATGTTCGGGCATCCATTTCGTGACGCAACACGCAAAAGATCTTATCATACTCGATCAGTGTGAGGACATCCATTTTAGATCATGCCATTTCACAGGAACCTACAACACACAGGATGGTGACTCATCGTCACCCGCTGTCGTTTCGTTGGTGACTTTCAATTCAACTGCGGCCCTGCCGACCAAAAGAATCACATTTACAGATTGCACATTTGAAAAGTCATACTACTGTGTCAAGGCCAATGACGACATCCAAGACATATTCTTCGTCAGCAGTGAATTCCAGACTGCGTACAGAGCTTTCAATTTGGCGGAAACCGCCGATGGATCCACAGCAGGAAGGATCACAGGTCCAACCGGTGTTGTGATATCATCTTGCAGATTCTATGAGATAGATGCAGAAGCAGTAAAGATACACAGTGCGGGTGGCAATCCAAGAGGAAACATAGTGGCCAACTGTTCATTCAGAGATGTTGGACAGAACGCGGATGACTCTTCCGAAACCACCGCCATACAATTCGACGTGGGAGGCAACTTCGCACACCACAACTATTTCTATCGCACAGACAATGTCAGCACAGTGGGTGGTACAATCTATCACGAAGGTCCTGTGGAATCTTCCGTCACGCTGGCAGACAACACAGTGGGCGCAACAGACACAGGCATTCAATTTAATTCACATTCGGAAAATCATGTCAAGGTGGAATACATCATCAGCAGGGGCACATCAAGACAGTCCGGCACATTACACATCAATGGCACCAGTGCTTCCATGAACATAGACGATGAGAGGTATCCGGCGGGTGGTTTGGGAGTGACTTTTAGCGTGGTGGCCAGCACAGGCAAAGTGCAATATACAACCACTTCTACAAGTGATGACGCTGTATTAAAGTATCGTATAATAAGATTTACCTAACCTAATTATCCACACTTTTCCAAAAATAATCGTTTACTAAAGAACCTTTTGGCTCTATAATAACTACAACATCACATGAATAATCCAAAAGAAATATTAATAGAAAAAAGAGACGGATCCAGGGAACCACTGGACGTCAACAAGATGCATTTCGTTGTTGAACAGGCCTGCGAAGGACTTACAGGCGTGTCTGCTTCACAGATCGAAATGAATTCACACATACAATTTACAAACGGCATGACGTCAAAGGACATCCAAGATATCCTGATACGTTCTGCAAATGATCTTATCACATTAGAATACCCCAACTATCAGTATGCGGCGGCAAGACTGCTGTTGTGGAACGTCTACAAGGAAGTGTTCGGACAGTTCCAACCCAAACACTTTGTGAATGTGATCATTCAAAACGTCAAGCGTGGCGTGTACGACCGTGCGATATTAGACAGTTACACCAAAACAGAATTGAAAAAACTCAACACATGGATCAAACACGACAGGGATCTTGAATTCACATATGCTGGTTTAAGGCAAGTGGTGGACAAGTATCTCGTGCAGGATAGATCATCCGGCGAGGTGTACGAAACTCCGCAGTTCATGTACATGATGATTGCGGCAACTCTGTTTGCTTCTTATCCAAAAGAAACTCGCATGTCATACATCAAAAAATATTATGATGCAATATCAACCTTCCAGATCAACATACCAACTCCTGTGATGGGTGGAGTGAGAACTCCGATCAAGCAGTTCGCTTCTTGCGTGTTGGTGGATGTGGATGACACACTGCCCTCAATTTTTTCCTCCAATTCCGCTGTGGGATATTACATCGCACAGAGAGCCGGCATCGGATTGAACCTTGGTCGTATCAGAGCGATCAATTCAAAGATCAGGGGTGGCGAGGTAGCACACACGGGTGTGATTCCTTTCCTCAAAGTGTTCGAAGCCACAGTGAGATCATGCACACAGAATGGTATCAGAGGCGGGTCAGCCACTGTACACTTTCCAATATGGCATCATGAGATCGAAGACATCCTTGTGTTGAAAAACAACAAGGGCACAGAAGATAACAGAGTTAGAAAGTTAGACTACTCGATCCAGATTTCAAAAATATTCTATGAGAGATTGTTGAAGGACGAAGACATCACTCTTTTCTCACCCCATGACGTGCCAGATCTATACGAAGCATTCGGCCATGACAACGCCAAGTTCGATGAACTGTATTTGAAATACGAAAATGATCGCAAGACATCCAAGAAGAGGATCAAAGCCATGGATCTGTTTTCCGCACTGTTAAAAGAGCGAGCAGAAACAGGACGCATCTACATCATGAACATCGATCATGCCAACTCGCATTCGTCATTCAAAGATCCTGTCCGCATGTCAAATCTATGCCAAGAAATTACTCTACCAACTGTGCCCATACAACACGTGGACGATGAGCAAGGCGAGATAGCACTTTGTATATTGTCAGCAGTCAATGTGGGGACTCTCAAGTCATTGGACGATTTAGAATCGATATGTGACCTAAGCGTGAGAGCACTTGAGCAGATCATCGACTATCAAGGTTATCCTGTCAAAGCCGCGGAGCGTTCCACAAAAGCAAGACGCTCGCTTGGTATTGGCTACATCGGCCTGGCACACTTCCTTGCCAAAAACAAAGTCAAGTATGGCGACAAAGAAGCATGGAAATTGGTGCATCAACTATCCGAATCATTCCAATATTACTTGCTAAAAGCATCCATGACATTGGCCAAAGAAAGAGGAGCATGCGAAGGGTTTGGAAGAACCAAATATGCAGATGGATTGCTACCAATCGACACATACAAGAAAGAAGTGGACGAACTGGGCAAATTCAAATATGAGTGTGACTGGGAATGGTTGAGAAAAGAAATCAAACAGCACGGACTGAGACACTCAACACTGTCAGCACAGATGCCATCGGAATCATCTTCCATCGTATCAAATGCTACCAACGGCATAGAGCCTCCACGTGCTCTGCTGTCAACTAAAAAATCAAAGAAAGGTCCACTCAAACAAGTGGTGCCACAATATCAACAGTTGAAAAACTTTTACACACTGCTGTGGGACATGCCTTCCAACGAAGGATACATCAACATTGTGAGCGTCATGCAGAAGTTTTTTGATCAGGCCATATCAGGCAACTGGTCATACAATCCATTGCACTTCGAGAACAACGAGGTTCCCATGAGTGTGATGCTGAAAGACTTGTTGACAACCTACAAATTGGGTTGGAAGACATCTTACTACCAAAATACCTATGACTACAAGGGCGAAGAAGAAACGGTCCAGCCACAAGGTATCCAGGACACGGTCACTGAATTTCCGCCAGAGCCTGCACAACAAGACGACGAGTTGTGTGATGCTTGTGCGATATAGTTGACTAATTACATATAATAGTATAAATTATAAACAATGAGCAAAACAGTATTCAATAGAAATGAAGTAGACTTCACCAAACAGCATATGTTTTTTGGTGAGGACCAGAATGTCCAACGATATGACCAATTCCGCTATCCCGAGTTTGACAAACTCAATCAAAGGATGCTGGGATATTTTTGGAGACCAGAAGAGATATCTCTGCAAAAAGATCGTGCTGATTTCCAAACATTTCGTCCTGAACAAAAGCACATCTTCACAGCCAATCTGAAGTACCAAACACTGCTGGATTCTGTGCAGGGCAGAGGGCCTTGTCTTTCATTCCTACCATACTGCTCATTACCCGAACTGGAAGGTTGTATCATCACTTGGGATTTCATGGAAACCATACACTCGCGTTCATACACATATATTATGAAGAACGTGTACCCAGATCCATCCGAAGTGTTCGACACAATCCTCAATGATAAAGAAATTGTTAAACGGGCGATATCTGTCACGGAAAACTATGACAGGTTCTCCGAAGTGGCTCAGAACTATTTCATCAAGGGCCAAGGAGACATGGACGAAGTTCAACGCCAGTTGTATCTGGCCATGGTCAATGTGAACATACTCGAAGGCTTGAGATTTTATGTGTCGTTCGCTTGCACATTTGCATTCGGCGAACTAAAGTTGATGGAGGGTTCCGCAAAGATTATTTCTTTCATAGCAAGGGATGAAGCAACGCATTTGAACTTGTCCACGCAAATCATCAAGAACTGGCACAACGGAGATGGCGGTATGAAGAAGATAGCAAACTCTTGCAAAGACGATGTGATCAAGATGTATGAACTCTGTGTGGAAGAAGAAAAAGCATGGGCAAAGCATCTCATGAAGGAAGGCACCATCATAGGACTCAACGAAAAACTGTTGGGTCAGTATGTCGAGTTCGTGGCCAACAAGAGATTGAAAGCAATCGGATTCGATCCGTTGTTCGATAGACCAGCAAACGCAAACCCACTACCATGGACACAGCACTGGTTGTCATCAGCGGGACTACAGGTGGCTCCTCAAGAGACCGAAGTAGAAAGTTACATCATCGGCGGTGTGAAACAAGACGTAGACAAAGACACACTGAAAGGATTTACTTTATAATGTTGATCGACTCAGGATTTTCAGCCAATGATATCATTGCCATGCGGATCACGGGTGGTGATGAAGTTATAGCGAAATTCATATCACAGGATGAAAAAACCATTAAAGTATCCAAACCACTGGCATTGGCGATGACCCAACAGGGCATTGGCATGACACAGTATCTCATGATGGGTGACATGACTCGCGAATTTGTGTTCAACAAGACATCTGTGGTTACCATGCAAAAAGCCAACAAATCTGCGGCTGACAACTACATCAAAGGAACAACGGGTATTACTCCTGCTTCTTCAATTCCACCTTTACAAACAAAGTAGACAAATTTTTAATCTGAGCATAAAATAGTATTGCTGATGCTTGATGCTATCTCGGACTCCGGGGCAGTACCGGACACCTCCACCATTTCAATCGCTTAAAACATCTTCGGGTGTTCTGAGGGGGTGAAATAGGCTCGACGGATAGAGTAGTTGGCAAATACAAATGCAGATGAAAATCTAGCACTTGCGGCCTAATTTAGGCTGACGGGGTTTGGCCCACCTGGCAACAGAAAGGGCCATTTAAATTAAATACTCACATATAAAGAAAGGTACAGTAGTGAAAGTTAATACAAACCCATTGATTAGATTTATCGTTAAATGCAGAATGTTCTATGCGGACATCCGTGGACATCACGGCAAGAAGTGGGACTACGAACCTAGCAAATATTATATGGGAGGAATTCAACGTGGCAGAATCAAAAAACGACGATGGTAAATTAGAACTTTCTATCAGAGTACTTGGCAATGAATTGATTGCTATCAAAATGGAAGTGAATGACTTTAAAATGAAATGGTTGGTGATCGGTGTGGCAACACTGGTAGGATTGGGATATGCTGTGTCATCATTTGGTCCAAAACTGATGGACACATTTGGAGCATTATAAAATGTGGAAGTGGATAGGTTACATCACCGCAGTCCTGCCTCTGATTGGTGTGGTGTATGGAGGCTTAAGAATCACCAGTGATCTACAAACATCGATTCAACAGTCTATACAAACATCAACAGATGCTCACTCAAGGATAGATTCTATTTCACAATTCCAACAAGACATCAACAAGCAACTGTTAGATTTACAGTCAATCAGTGCTGAAGTGAATGGAATTGTAGGATCATTAGAGCGTCAGAAAGATGACACAGTCACACGTGGACAACTGGATACTCTGAGAGATCAGATATACGCACTGAGAGACACAGTTGAGCAGATGCGTGACACGTCAAACAAAGTTTCAGATATCTATAGCAGACTTGACAAGATGGAACGTGAAGTCAACAACACACAGATAGATGATGATCAACGCATTCATAATGCCCTCAAGGACATTGAAGAAATATACAGAAGGCTTGATAGGGCCAAGATTGATTAGGAGATAAAATGTACGAATACAAATGTGAAATATTAAAAGTGGTGGACGGTGACACTGTGGATGTGGACATCGACTTAGGATTCGGTATTTGGTTAAGGAACGAACGAGTCAGAATAATGGGCATTGACACACCTGAATCCAGAACCAGAGATAAGGTGGAGAAGAAATTCGGATTGGCATCCAAAGCCAAACTAAAATCACTGCTGGGCAAAACAGGTGTCCTTAAAACACAGGTAAACAAGAACGGCGAAGACATGAAGGGCAAGTTCGGTCGTATCCTTGGAGACTTCCAAGTGGGTGTTACCACAGCATCGAAAATACTGTGCGAAGAAGGACATGCAGTACCGTACTTCGGCGGATCCAAGGATGACGTTCAAGCACAGCACAAACTCAATAGAGAAAGATTAGTCAGGGACGGTATAGTCAAACTGTAATGAAACTGTTTGCCTTAGGTTGCAGTCTAACCTACGGGCATGGCTTGCCTGACTGTGTGGGCGAGGACATCAAAAATCCAGGTCCCGTGGCCAGCGATCATGCATGGCCCCGCATGTTGTCCGACATGTTAGGTGTCGACTGCGTTAATCTTGCACTTCCGGGCATCAGCAACAAATACATACTCAAACGCATATTAGAAACAGCCATTCAACGACAAGACATGGTCGTGGTGCAATGGACTTACTTTTCCAGATGGACGGTGTTCAAGGATGACCAAGACCATCAACACATCGGCCCATGGAAAAATGACAGTTTCAAAAATTTCTTGGAAAATTATTACACCGACGCCGACTGTGTATTCAATAATGTGCAGATGATAGATCATGCTTGGTTGCACCTTAAATCCATAGGATGTCCTTTTGTTTTCGCGTGTGCGGAAAAAGGCAACGAAAAATTTTGGAATGAGGAAGACAAGATCAAACATCTGTTCAACCAAAGCGACTTCATCCATGCCCGGTTCGACTCGAGCATAAAGGATTTCATGGTGGACAAGGCATTGGACGATCGCCATCCGGGCGAACACAGTCATAGATCTTATGCAAAATACCTAAGAGATCTGCCAACTTTTGCCGAGTTGACAAATACCAAATAGACTTTACAATATAAACATGATGAGAATACTATTAGTGGTGGTAGCGTTCTTTTTGGGATCAACATGGTGCAAACTTACCCATGCGTTCGACTACAATATAATCGATCCTGAACTAGAACCCGAAGCCTATTGCATGGCACAGAACATACTGTTCGAGTCCAGCACAGAACCCATGGCGGGCAAGATTGCTGTGGGATTGGTGGTCCTCAACCGAGTGAACGACAATCGTTATCCGAACACAATCTGCGAAGTGATCAAACAAGGACCTGAGTACGAATCTTGGAAAACACAGAAGGACGAAACACTTGATGATGAAGACAGAATTTATTATCCTGTAAAAAACCGATGCCAGTTTTCTTGGTACTGCGATGGCAAGTCAGATGAAATCATTGCCTCTGAAAATTGGTACAAGGCACAGATCGTTGCACTTCAACTGTTGGACGGCAAGTTCAAAGGCATGATAGAAGGTGCTACTCATTACCATGCCAGTTGGGTCAACCCTGCCTGGAGACATGAACTAACTTACATCGGACAAGTGGGCGATCACTTGTTTTATAGGTGGGAATCATAATGAAAGTATTGACCTGCCTGATCATGTTGGCCTGCAACAATGCTTCTCTGACCATGTGGACTGGCCATGTGGACCAAGCCAGCCTGATCAATCCTGCATTCCAACACTCCATGGACAAGACACAAAACGGTGCTGTGACGTATTGGAACGACCCTACAACCAAAAAAAGTGGTTACATCAAGCCTCTTTACGCATCAAAGAAGTATGCAGGCCACTGCAGACACTTCGAAATAGCATACTTTTATCCAGATAAAGAGGGCACATATCACTACGGCATAGCCTGTAGAAACAAAGATTCTTTCTGGCAAGTTAAATAATAAATAAAAGCGAAGGAATAAAACAATGTGGTCAAACTCAGGTGATATTAGACACTTAAAACATTACAGAGTAACTGTAGACATGTCAGCATACATGACAGAAGAAGGCACTCGCGGTGGCGGTGTTACACCCAACGGAAACTTTCCGGATGGAGTCAAGCACTACTACGCAACAAACCTAACTGGCACCAAAAACTCAACAAGAGCAACTACCAATGCCAAAGCACTCAACAGAGAGCGAGGTTTGATGAGATGGGAACAGGTTGTTAAAAATCTTCAAGTAAATTCAAACTGTGAAATTTTGGACATAGAAATTGTAGAAGCAAATGGTGATGCTCAGGCAACCAATCTACAATTCACAGTGGCCTACGAAGACACAGACTCAATCAATATCACAGGCACATCCATTGATGGATCAACAGTCAACAACACAGTTTTATTAAGAATCAAAGAATTGGTAGCACAGGGCATCAACTGTGGCACACCAATATCAAATGACTCAACAGTAGCATCAGGCACCATCATAGAACTAAGAACTGTGTACAAACCTGCAACAACTGACACAGAGATTTCGTCAGTCACAGCACAATCACCAGATGACACAGGTGAGATATTTGATTCGATCACAGTCGCACAGATTACCACAACTAAATTGGTAAGCGGCGAAGATTCATAATATTTTTTTCCAAAAAATTTTCACATAAACATATGTGATGAGAAAATATAAAGTCGAGAAATCAGGCCCTATCTTTTGTTCACCGGACAACGGTAAAACAGTCTTCATACAACACAAGAATGGTAATAAAACCCTTGTGTACGAATCCGACACAGCGAAATACGATCGCCAAGCATCACGTGAATCATACCTTTCAGACTCGCAGGCCTGTTTCATCAGAGACAAATATCCTGCCCTCAAAGATGCTTGGAATCAGTACAAGGAAGTGTGGGAACTCACCGTTACCGACGATGATTTGAACTATCCTTGGTACTGATTTGCTTAAATATTAGATTATGTTTCTAATTGTATTGGCATTAATATGTGCATTGACCATCTCTGGCGTTGCGATATTCTATTCAGTGATAGGACTGGGCGCCATATTTGCGGCGGCCAAAGTTCCAATCTATGTGATGGGAGGAGTGTTGGAAGTAGCCAAACTTGTCACGGCATCCTGGCTGTATCAAAACTGGAAGAACATTCCATTCCTGCTTAAAACATATTTGACCACTGCTGTCGGAATATTGATGATCATCACATCATTGGGTATATTCGGATTTTTATCCAAAGCACACGTCGAACAGGCCACACCAGCGGCTGAAACCATCGCCATCATTGACAGACTGGATGAACAAATACTAAGACAACAGAGCACCATCGACAATCTCACAGCAAAGATTGAAAGACTGCAGGGTGGAGGCAATATCAATGTAAATGATCAAATTGCTCGTGAACAGCAGATCATCGACAATGCAGATGATAAAATCAAAGCAGATGTTGAACTGATCCAGACCAAAATATCAAACACCCAAAAACAAATAGATGACATACAAATAGATGCAGACAAGAAGATAGACATAGCACGGACAGATTCAAAGGAATCCATTCAACGACTGAGAGACGATGCTGATGCAATTATAGTATCGGAACAAAACAAATTGGCACAGCTGGACAAAGCAGTCAACGATGTGCTGAATGCCAACAAATCATTCTTCAATGAAGAACAAGAAGCGGCCAAACTCAAAGAATCACAAAAACCAGAACGCAATCAAATAGACGTCAAGATCAATCAAACCCAAAAGCAACTGGCACAGGACATCAATGCGATCAACACACAGACTGACACCAAGATCGCTGACATCCAAGGTGTTGCAGATGCACAGATAACCGATCTCCGTGCTAAAATAGACGGGTTTAATGCTGAAATAAGCGTCTTACAAGCCTCTGTTGCAGAAGAAGTAGCACTTGCCAAGCAAAGAATCAATGAGATCAACACAGCGGCGATTACAGCAGGAGACAATGCAGAACTACAAATCCGAACTTTCGAACAACAAATAAATGAAGCATACGACACAATAGATGGACTGAATGCAGAAAAATTCATTGCTGAATCCAAGATAAGAGATCTTGAAGCAGAAGTTGGTCCTATCAAATATATTGCTCAATTTTTCGATGCAGACGGCGAAGTTGATCTGGAGAGAGCTGTGACATGGTTGATCATTACCATCATGTTTGTGTTCGATCCCCTGGCTGTGTTGCTGTTGATTGCTGTGAACATGAGCCTCAAGGCAAGATATGGTTGGTCATTCGAAGGGCATGGACATTTGACTGCCAAGGAGTCAGAGTCACTGAACTTGAACAAGCCACATAGAGTGTCTGTGTTAGAAAAGGTTGTAGAAGACAAATACAAAAAAGGAGAAAACAATGGATAAACAAGAAATAATCAACGATCTATGGAAACGCTATTCAAGGACTCTTGAAAGGCTCAACGAGGCATTAGACCAATTGGCCCAAAAACCCAAGGAAGTGGAACGCATCGTAGAAGTTGAATCTTCATTGAATGTTGAAATGCCGGATGACATCGCAGCTCTGGAAGCAAAGGTCGAGCAAAAATTAGCGGATGAACAATCCCAACAATAAGATAGCAATTGGAATCCTTTTATCCAAATACTCCAAAGTGCTTGGATCTCTCGACGCCTGCTTGGACAAAATCAAACAACTGAGGCAGAAAGTGAAAGAATTAGAAAAGCAAGTCAACAAAACACAGATAGCCAGCACATCGCCCAACATAGATTATTGGGGTAGGCCAAAAACTTCAAAAAAACTGATAGATGATATGGCCTACGAACAACAGACCGAACAAAGATACAGAAGATTGGCCAAGGAAGTCAAGGCAAAGAAATTGGATATAAAAATGTTGAGCGAACAGGAACAGATCATTGTGGAAAGGCTGTTAGATGAATAGGATAACATTCTGCTCAGATCCTGACACAGAAAACAATTCACACTGCTTCGGCCTCGAGAATTTCAACGACAATACCATCAAGGAAATTCTAAACCATGTCGAAGATGACACAACATTTTACCTTATCGATAAAAAAAGTTCTAATCAATGGTTGAATATTATAAGAAAAAAAGTTAAAATAATATTTGACTGCAACAATGATTCAATCCAACAAATAAAACATACATGCCAAAAAAAATAATAGACAAATGTGCTTTCTGTGGCAAGTCCAAGGAGGATGTACACAAACTAATCGCTTCTGACAACACAGCTATATGTGATGATTGCGTGTCCAAATGCTCGACTATTCTGGAGGATGAAAAGAATCCGTCCAAGGCAAAAGCACTCAGCATATTAGATGTTGATCCACAGGAGATAAAATCTTATCTTGACACCAGCGTGATAGGACAAGATGAAGCAAAGAAACAAGTCGCAGTCAGCGTGTATCTTCACTACAAGCGTTTGTCAAATCCAAACATTTTGGAAAAGTCAAACATATGCATGATAGGGCCAACAGGTTCTGGCAAGACACTGCTGGCAAAAACCATAGCAAAATTTTTGGATGTACCATTCTACATCGCAGACTCCACCACACTGACAGAGTCTGGCTATGTGGGAGATGATGTCGAGACCGTGATAGCAAGTTTGGTCGAGGCAGCGGATGGGGACATCGAACGTGCCGAGAAAGGCATAGTGTTCCTTGATGAAGTGGATAAGATTGCAAGGAAATCAGAGAACGTTTCTATCACAAGAGATGTGTCGGGTGAAGGAGTTCAACAGGCACTGCTCAAAGTCATAGAAGGCACCAAGTTGAAAGTGCAGATGAAAAGGAACAGGAAACACCCACAGGGAGATTCAATTGAAGTTGACACTTCGAACATCCTTTTCATATGTTCCGGAGCATTCGTAGGACTGGATACCATCAAGAGGAACTCCACAGGAGTTGGATTTTTACATCCTGAAGCGGACAAAAAGGTCAAGTTCTCAGAAACCACAGACGATCACCTCATCAAGTACGGCCTGATACCAGAGTTCGTTGGCAGGGTTGGTAGCATCGTTGAATTACAAAAACTCACCGTCAAAGAATTGGAAGACATCATCAAGGTGTCATCCATCAGTCCATTGAAACAGTATCAGATGGTGTTTGATACCGAATCAGTCGAACTGACCATCGAAGATGAAGCGATCACTAAGATAGCGGAAAACTGTTGGAATTCGGACATCGGAGCACGTGGGATCAAGAATTACTTTGACAAGATTCTCAAACAAACCCTGTTCAACATCCATGCCCTCAAGAAGAAAAAACTCGCTAAAATATTGATAAAATGCGACTCGGTTGACAACATGTCCGATCCACTATATACTTTTAACTAATTATGTTTGAAAATCACACAAGAAAACCTCGCCAGGAAAGACAGATCTCGCGACACTTTGAAGTAGAAGTGCGTGGCGATGATGTCATGAAAGCATGGCGTAAGTTAAAGAAAAAACTTATGAAAGAGCGAGTGTTGGAAGAAGTCAAAGAACGTAGATACTACCAAAAACCATCGGAAAAGAAACGCGAAACCAAAAAATTGTTGAGAAGACAAGCACTTAGACTGCGTAGAAAACAGATGGAAAAAGAAGGTTTCTAATCTTAGGCTCTTGACATTTTAAAAATCTGCACTATATTATTAAATGTACATCATAAGATGTATAAATAACCGTGTAAGATGCTTGATAGGTCTTACACAACATTAACTTGCTTAATAAGGAGGACAAGACAATGACAAATAAATCCCTATCAATCTTTAATCAATTAAGACCAGTAACAGTTGGTTTTGACAACATGTTTGACCACTTCGAAAGAATGTTCGACGACGATTCATTCTTTAGAACACCGAGCATGGCGAACTTTCCACCCTACAACATAGTGAAGACTGGAAAGAACACATACGATGTGGAACTTGCACTCGCAGGTTTTTCTAAGGACGACATTGAAGTTCACTACGAGAACAACATGTTGACTGTGAAGTCTAAGCAAAAGGACGAATCAGAAGAGAAAGACGAAGATGGCAACATTCTACACAGAGGCATCAGCAAGAGATGGTTTTCAAAATCATTCACAGTTGCCGACGATGTGGAAGTCAAAGGCGCTGAACTGAAGGACGGATTGCTTAAAATATCAATGGCAAGAATCCTACCAGAAGGCAAAGAAGCCAGAACAATTGAAATAAAGTAAACAGTATAGGGGGTGGCAACACCCCCTGCTTTATATTGACAGTTAATTCATAAGAACATATAATTTAAATACTATGATGACACAGAGCAACATACAAGTAGAAGAAAAAGTAATACAGATCCTGCAGGAACCCAGCAAGTATGCTGTGATCTTCATGAACGATGATCAGACTCCGATGGACTTCGTGATCAAGATGCTGATAGAACATTTCCAATACAACAACGAACAGAGTTACAAGATGATGAATCAGATCCATGAACAAGGCAAAGGTGTAGTTGCAATATATCCGTTCGAAATAGCAGAGCAGAAGGCCACAGAAGTCAAGGTGGCGGCCACTGCCAACAAGTTCCCACTCGAAGTCAAGATCGAAAAAGCCTAATAAAATCAACACAAAAATCAGGGGTTGACTTATTCACAGTTTGACCTTATAATACTAATAACTTTAAACTTATACATAGAAAGGGTAACAAAATACTATGGCAAGAACAAAGCAATACGTGGTTTACACACGTGAGTTTTCCAAAGGTAGAGTAAACTCAAAAGTTGGCGTTTTTATCGATGAAGCTAAAAATGCTATGGACAAAAAAGGTAACATCAACGGTGGTGTTATCAAACACAAGAACCTTGCAATGACAAGAAAAACTCCTACAACTCAACTTCTTTCAAGAGGTTATGATTTCTCAGTGAGAGTTTTAGCAAAAACTGACTTGGAAAATGCAAGAACATTAAGAGATGCTACAATTGGTTTATTAGCATCTGCTGGTAAGACTGTAATCAACTACCAAGCGGCTTAATTAACTTAATCTAAAAGAAGGGGCGGTGTTCATTCATCGCCCTTTTTTTGTATCTGCTCAATCAACAAATCCTCTACTATCCTATTATTGACATCCATGCCGAACTGCAACTTGTCCATGGATTCCTGAAGGGCGTCGATCTTGGAATTAATATCGTCGTTTATGATTTGCTGTTGTTCGAAATGAGTCAGGATGTTTGACCTGTAAAACCATGCGTTGTACCTGGCATTCACGTAAACTGCGCCAGCAAACACACTGAGTAGAACAATTATTCTTATAATACCGCTCACGCAATATTTAATGGTAATTTGGTAATGATTATTTGGTTGTTGCTATGAACACGCCGGACCAATCCTTGGGTAATTTCTGTGTTTTCATGTACTCACAGCGTTCGATCCACATGTTGTAGTAGCCAGACATCTTGCCACCGAAATGCTTGGACAGCCTCTGGCAGTGCCATATGGCCTCATCAAAATTTTGGCTTCTGTAAGCCTGGTGCATCTGATCATGCAGGTCCTTGCTCTTGTGGTAATCTGACTTTACGTCATCCAACACGGTGAAAATCTCCAGGCCAACTGTTTTACCCTTGACCGCCAAATCATCCAATTTTAGATAAAAGAAATCATCCTTGGTCCTACGCACAGTCTCTGGTCCTATGATCAACAACACTCCATACGCCTTGCACTGTGATTCCAATCTGGCTGTGGTGGAAACAGCATCTCCCAGCACGTCGTAAGAGTGCCTTTCGGTAGATCCCATTTCACCGATGTAACCAAGTCCGGTGTTGATGCCAGCACCCATGCCCACGGGAGGTCGTCCCTGTGCTACCAATTGTTCATTGAACTTTTCAACTGCCTTCAACATGTTGAGTCCTGTCTGCACAGCACTCTTGGGATGGTCTTCATCATCGATGGGAGCTCCATGGATGTGCATGGAAGCATCACCGATGTACTTGATGATCATGCCATTGGCATCTAAAACTGGTTTCGTGATGGCATCCATGTACCCGTTCATCACTTGTGTCAGACCTTTCACATCGTCACCGAATGATTCACCCAGCGGTGTAAAACCTCTGAGATCTGAAAAGCATATGCTGACTTCTTTCTTGACGCCTTCCTTGACCAGTTGGGGATTTTCCTGTAGCATCTTGACCACTGTGGGCGAAGCATAACCACCAAACTGTTTCTTGATGGCCTGCTTCTGCATGTATTCAGAAACGAATCTATTGAACACAGCATGAAGTCCCACCAACACCGTGGTTATCACGGGCCATGAAAAATCAAACAGTAATAATCTTGTAGAATATATGTGAACAGACCCATACACAGTGCCTGCTCCAATTATAATAATAAGTCCGGCAACCACACCATAGTGGAAGAATCTTGCGGCAACAATCAACAGCAATCCGATCGCAAACAGATAGGCCAGTTCATACATGTCTGCTAAATCTGATCTCACAATGTTGTCACCATTAATGATGGTTTGCAGTGACACCGCCACCGGTGTGTGAGCATACTCTGTGCCCGTGGGTGAAGCAATGGTCGAGCCAATGCCTTCTGCTGTGAGTCCTATCACAACTATCTTGCCCTCAACGTGTTCTTGGGTGGCCTGCATGATTGACACAGAGGGAAATTGTTTGTTCCAACGCAACCATATGCGAGCATATGGATCTGTGGTTATGGTAGGATAACCTGGTACTCGAACTGCTTGAACACCTGTTGGCCCTGCTTTGACTTGATAGGATGGGGCTCCTGTGGCCACACGAATTGTTTCGATGGCCATGGCAGGATATGTTTCGCCTGCAACTGTCATGATGAGTGGCATTCTTCTTACAACACCATCACGTTCTGGTGCTATGTTTAACACACCCACACCGTCTGCTGAAGAACCCAACTCAGGTATAGGACCCAACATGCCCGGCCATTCAAACAGCCACGGTATGGGATCACCTATCTTGGCAATGCCTCTGGGCACTGCGTTCTTGTTGGTCTGGGTGGTGCCTGTCTGAGCGATGATGATGCCATTGCCTTTGAGTGCTTGTACAAGGACATCATCCTTGCCCGCACGATCCTCTTCCGAGAATAGGATAGGCATAATAATAAGTCCAGCACCCTGTGAACGCAGATGATTTATGACATCTGCCAGATAGTCTCTGGGCCAAGGCCATTGTCCAAATGCTTCAATGGCTGGTTCGTCAAACTCAACAATCACAATGTCTTTGCTTTCAACCACAGCATCTGTGCTTTGAAGATAGTCAAATGATTTTAAACGAGCAGTCTCTGTTAGGCCACCGTCTTGAAATCTCAGAAAGACGAGAACAGCAAGAGTGATGAGAACTGTGAGCCAATGTGTGATGTATTTCATATTATGTAAACTTTCTATACATAGTTATTAACTTGCATTTTAATCCTAATTCACAAGTATTTAAATATATTGGTTCATAACATTAAAGGCAAATTGGAGGTCGAATGTTTAAAAGATTAATGGCTTTGTTAGCCGCTTGGGCAATGGCAACTGCGACTGCTTATTCCCACACCAACTCTATCGGTTACGTGAGTGATGCTTCGAGTAATGTGACATTTTGGTATGGCACATATCACTACACTTCTTTCAACGAAGCAGAATTAAAATTGGAAGGTGCTAATGGTACCACATACACCACAACCATCACACAGTTTGATGAATTGTCATCCACCACACCCAACGGACTGTTTCCTGGCACCAACTATTTCACCACAGACGGCACATCTCTAATTCCTTATTCAGACAGCACAGCGGCAGGTGGACAATCCAACACATGGCAGGGTTTGACATTTTCAGGACTGTCCGCAGGTGACTACACATTCACATACATTCCATTGGGTGATTCAGAATCCTATCAACCCAACGGCACACCCACAATGGACTGGGCACCTTGGGATGAAGTCATTAGAACTTACACAGTCACACTAAACAGTGCTTTGCTGTCAGGTGATGCCAACCAAAACGGTATCCTTGATTCATTGGAAACTTCTCCAGCATCAAATTCTTCACCCACAGTGACCAGTCAGGGTTCTTCCACAGTGACTGCCAACACAGCCACAGTGACAGCGGGTGTTCAGACAGTGGCCAGAGTTCAGACCACAACCACTTGGGACAACATGAGCGATGGCACCACACAAAACACACAGAGTTCATCCACTACCCTGACACCGCTCACAGGCAGAGTGGATCAGCACACACAATTAAACAAAATTGCCACAGTGAACAGAGATGTTCTGCTATCAGATCCCTACAGACAGGATGGCATTGAAGGCAAGCAGGGCGTATTTTTCATCAATGCTCACGGATCTACATTCAGCATGGCCAACGGCTATGATGCCAACTCACAGACAGGTGGCATAGAATACAGAAGTTCTGTGAACCCTGGACATGTAGTGGGCATCATGTATAACAAAACCAGAGTAGATTTAGAGGGTCAAGACTCTCAATCAGATGTGGATCAAACACAGGTGGGGTTATACTCACACTATCAGATCGGCAACAACTTATTAAAAACTGATGTGGGCATGATCAACTCTCAGTATCAGACCAATAGATCAGTTGGCAACACTTGGAACAATCAATCTGCTGTGAATGGTTCAGATGCTTATCTGCACACCAGACTGTATGTGCCCTACAAGTTTGGCCTGACTCCTTTCGTGGGTTACTCATTCAATCAAAACAGATTGGACGGATACACAGAGACCGGTGATTCAGTCACAGCAAGAACTGTGGGCAAATCAGAAACTGTGGATCGTGCAGTAGAAGGTGGCATCAAGATGGACTACACCGTCAGCAATTGGGACTTTGAAGCACAATTGATGCGAACCAGTTCAGACTTATCCAAGCAACACTTTGGCGTGGAATACAACTTCAGCGATTCTAAATCTGTTGGAGTAACTGTGATTAATTCAGACTATAAAGATATGTCTGCACAGACTGTGATGTTTGCACTGGATATAAACTATTAGGTTTTTGATTTTTTAACAGAGTCAGCAATCTTTTTGTTTTCTTTGTTTTCCAATTCCTCAATCATCTTGAGTTTGGTGTTCAATCTGATCAAATCATTGTCCAACATTCTGATTCTGTCTATGAGTGCTATCAGAGTCTTGTTGGCTTCGCCCAGCACGGGTTTGATTTCTTGGGTAACCCACTGCCAAATGTAGTAGACAAAATAGCCAAGACCCATGGCGGCTATGATTGGAAAACCGTATTGATTAATGGCGTCTACTAATCCGTTACTCATTAATCTCTCCTTGCGTCTTCTTTGCCTTCATTGGCAGCTAATCTTTCAACATTGGGTTTCACACCCAACACATGACTCATCTTGGCATCGATCTGCACCAAATCGTTGTTCATGGTTTGAACTCGGTTGTCCAGTGCTGTGATGATGTTCTTGAGACCATTCACTCCGCCAGTGACTCCTGCCAGAATGAACTTGATGGTGAGGAACACAAAGTATCCTGCGGCGATGGCACCCGCTATGGGAAAGCCGACTTCGCCTACTAATGCTAAAAATTCCATATACCATTATTTAATATAATGTACTGCTTAAATCCATTGCTGTTTTTGCCTAAATATACATGATGACTACCACATCACTGAAAATGAGCTTGTTAGCTCTCATTACTCTTCTGACGACTGCATCCGCAGGTGAGTTGACCCACGACTTCAAAAACCCTTCCTTTTCCGGACAGGGTTACTCAAACCATGTGTTGGCGCTCGAACAATTACAGTTCACTCGCAAACAGGACTTGGCGGACGACATAGCAAGGGCACTCAAGGACGCTGAACGAGAAGAAGAGAACGAAGTTATCAACAAGTTCATTGCCAATGTGGAGTCAAGAATTTACGCCAATTTGTCCAAGCAGTTGGTAGACAATATGTTTTCATCAGACGGGGCCACCACCGGCACTGCTGAAATCGAAGGTGCTACCATCTATTGGGAGAAAGACACAGATCTGGGTGAAATCTCAATCAGGATCACTGAAGCAGATGGAACTGTGACTACATTGACGGTACCAGTAGGAGATTTCGGGTTCTAATGTATGTTAAAACAAATTGTCGTGATACTATGTTCGATACTGCTCGTATCGTGTGCTAAACACGCCGGAATAAACGGCTACACTGGCCCCGAGCTCTCTCCTGCACCCCTGCAACAAAAATTCCAAGAAATTCCCCCACTGGATGGACCCAAAATAACCATAGCAGTCTACTCTTTCACAGACAAGACTGGACAGAGGAAACCCAACGACAAGTTTTCTTCTCTGTCATCTGCGGTTACCCAGGGTGCTGAATCGTGGGTGATACAAGCTTTACAAGAAGTGGGCGACGGCACCTGGTTCCAGGTAGTTGAGCGTGTTGGCCTTGACAATCTTGTGAAGGAAAGACAGTTGATTAGATCAACTCGAGAACAGTACGAAGGCGAAGAAGCCAAGAATCTAAAACCCCTGCTGTTTGCTGGCCTGCTCATTGAAGGTGCTGTGGTAGGCTACGACTCAAACGTGGTCAGCGGCGGCTCGGGAGCAAGATACTTGGGCATCGGAGCTCAGACTCAATATCGGGTTGACACTGTCACGATCGCCATGCGAGTGGTTTCTGTCAACACAGGCGAAGTTCTATTGTCTGTGACCACACAGAAAGACATAGCTTCTCATGCTTCAGGAGTGGATGTGTTCAAGTTTTTGGACTTGGGCACCAAAGCACTGGAGATCGAGTCGGGCATGGCCATCAACGAACCAGTAAACTATGCTGTGCGAGCTGCTGTTGAACAGAGCATCGTTGAAATAGTGGAACAAGGTGAGCGACGAGGTTTGTGGCAATACAAGACTTCTGATACACAAAAACAAGAAAGGGTAAACAATGACAAAACAATGGGCAACTATAATAACCCTATTGTTGATGGTGCTTCCAAGTAGTTGGGTGCTGTCCAATGATATCTACATTGACCAAATTGGTGACAGTTTGGATTTGGATATCACACAGGATGGTTCCAACAACCAGATAGGAAACTCAACCACTGATGTCACACTCGCGGGTGACAACATGACGTTTTCAATCACACAGACTGGAAATACCAACACAATAGCGGCTGTTATCAAAGGCACGACATACACAGGAACATGGGCATTCACAGGTAACTCAAACACTGTGGACTTGCTGTGTTCTTCCGCAACCACAGGAGACTGTGACACAGTGACACTGAACATCACCACAACTGGTGATTCCAACACATTTGACTTTGACATCGGCGAAACTGCTGATGCTTCATCCGGCACAGTAAACTTCACACTGACTGGTGACAACACAGATGTGGTCGCTGCCATAGACGGTCAAAGTGTAGTGGCAACTGTGACATCCAACAACTCAACATCATTGGCAACCACATCTGCTTCATCAGATGAAGGCAATGCCATAACATTCAACATTGATGGTGATGGTGACGTTAATGGACACACAGTGATCCTCGACATCACAGGCGGTGGTTCGACATATGATGTGACCCAGAGTGGTATCAATGACAACTATATTGATGCTGACTTTGATGGCGATTCCCAAGACGTGGACATCACACAGAGTGATTAATGAAGTTCGCCACAGTCTTAGCAGTCGGCCTGCTTTGGTGCACTAACACATTTGCCTCTATAGGCTCTGTTAGTGAGATCAAAGGCAACGGATTGATCAAACGCACCGATGGTGCCAAGATCGATTTGGTGGAGAGCCTTGACGTTTTTTCCTACGACGAAGTCTCCACTGGACAGGGCAGAACTGCCATCAACTTTGTGGACGACACTCGTGTGGAAATCACCGAACACTCCAAACTGATCATTGACGAATTTGTGTACGATCCTGCCAACAATGAGGGTGGTCTTACCCTTACCGCCGCATTGGGCACAGTGAGATACGCAAGTGGTCAGATAGCCAAGGATCACAAAGAGAATGTCAAGATACAAACACCCACAGCCACCATCGGTGTGCGAGGCACGGACTTTGCCATGATCGTGGACGAGTTGGGTGGATCAACCATCATCCTACTGCCTTCCTGCAATTCAAACGGCAACTGTGTGGTGGGCGAGATCACAGTGGATTCTGCTGTGGGGCAAGTGATCCTCAATCAAGCCTTCCAAGCCACCCACGTGGATGTGCCAGAGTCACCACCGATCAATCCACTGCTGTTGGACATCAACGAGTCACTGATAGGCAATCTTTTGATCATATCACCGCCCAGAGAATTTGATGACTTTGAAGATCAGGCATCTGCTCGAAGCATGGCGGACATATTGGGACTGGACTTCCTTGAGATCGATGTGTTGGATCAGGACCTATTGGCGGAAGATCAAGAACAGTGGCAGACAGAATTGGACATCGACTTCCTGGCCGGCGACTTCCTTGGAGACGTGTTGGCACAATTGAACAAAATTTTAGCGGCAGAGTTCCTGTCAGAGTTGGGAGACGTGTTCGTGAAGAAAGAACAGCAGACCGGACAGTTGGCCGGCAACATCATCCTGATCGATCAAGGTTCCAACTGGTTCTTCAGACGTGAAGGATCATCATCCGTGGTGCAGTTGAAACTGAGCAAACGCTATGGCTACTCCATAGACCTCAAACAGGACGACTTTGTAACTCGTGATTTTATCATAGGAGATGGATCGGGCAACTCGATCGATATAAAACAATAATGTGGTTTGAACGATTAATAACAAGGATTTGTGTGTGGTTGTATGTGTTCATGGTGGGCGCTTACATTTTTGTACCAGATGCCAGAGCGGATCTATACTATGACACCTATCAGGGCACGGGTGCCACACCAAGTTTCCCGGGCAATGGTGGTAGTTTGACCTATCCCACAAAATTAAGTTCAGGCACAGTATCAAGCATTAATTACAGTTGGGGAAGTGGTGTTGTATTAGACTCTGGTAGAAACGAAACGGTTATTGTACATTTCTACGGATACATCACCATACCAGGCACAGGAGATCAGGACATACAATTCTATCTGCGAGCGGATGATGGCGTGTATATGAAGTTGGATGACACCGTGGTGATCAATGACTGGCAAGAACAGGCCGACGGCACTTGGAACTATGTTTCAACGGATCAAACACTCACGGGTGGTGAAACCTATTATATCGATATGTGGTGGTATGAGAACGGTGGTGGTGCTGTGGTTCAACTGCATTGGGACCAAACAGGATCTGTTGCTCTTGTACCTGCTTCAACATATTCCACAACAGCGCCAGAACCCACTGCTGGCATAACATCGGCACAGACCACAACCGTCACCAATGCCAGAGCAGTGACCAACGATGGCAACAGCATCTACATCAATCAAGTGGGCGACAACAACACCCTCAACATCACACAGGATGGCAACGACAATCTGATTGCCGGAACATCTTCTACCACCAACAGCAAAGTCAGGGCTGACATCACAGGCAGCAACAATTCCATCATCATGACACAGCGTGGCAACAACAATGTGACGCTGTTCAAACTCTTGGGTGATTACAATTCGACCACGCTGAATCAAGGTGGCACCACCGGTGCAGACGACAACAGGATGATCGTGGACATCAACGGTGATCACAACACAATAAGTGGCACTCAAACTCACAACGACGGCGTGGGCAACTCAGGACATTTCCTTTCCATCGACCTTGATGGTGATTACAACAATATTCTTTCCAGTCAAATCAATGACGGTGACAAGAAGGCATTCATCTCAGCACAGGGCGATGACAACGACATAGATCTGTATCAGCAGGGCACTGGCACACACTACGTGGAAATATCTGTTGGCAGTGATCAAACTGTGGATGTCACCCAGGACGGATCCGGCAATCACAATGCTTCAATTTCAATGACTGGATACAGTGCCACACTGGATCTCACCCAGTCGGGAACCACCAGCCAGAACTATGTGCTGACCCAAAACTGCACCAACACAGCAGGCTGTGGCACGACCACAGTCACCCAACAATGATAAAGATATTCCTCATCGCTCTGATATTCAACATGGAGTTGGAAAAATGGGAACCCTTTGACAAACTGCCCATAGTGGAAATGCCCAACATAGAAACCTGCCTGCGTTACCAAGCCGGCTACAACAGGACCCTTGTGGCCACACACAGCATGGTTAGGATGTTCTGTGTGGAAAAACAGCCAGATGTTTATACAAAACCAAATTAAAACGGCAGTGGTTGACACTCTATAAATATCTTGTATAATTTAGCTTGAGCTAAGATTAGGAAAAAGATGACAGAATTTAGATATGGTATATGGAACTTGCTCAAAAGGATTGTGGGGCATTCATCCGTCACCAGAGCAATCATATACACTGTGGGACATATTATTATAGCGATGACCTGCAACAGATTGATCACAGGAGCGGACCTCGAACTTGCGGCCGTTGACGCACTGATCGAACCCATGATAAATGGTGTTTGGTTTTACCTACTTGACA